TTCGCACCTGATAATACACATCAGCGAAGTTTACTTTCGCGTCATATGCCATTGTCAGTGCCAACTCAATTAGTTTCATCTTGTCTTCCAAGCGGTCCACAAGTTCCACGTCTTTGATGTTGTATTCGACAAACTTCTGCCAGTTGCCACTGTAAAAGTCCTTGAATGTATCAAATTCAGAGTGATCTAACTTCTGTTGGCCCAGTTCAACTAGGGCAATATGATCCAAACGATAGGACTCTTGGTTGGTATAAGTAAATTTCTTATACAAATCCAGGTAATCCAACTGAGTGACACCACCAATGTCGATTGATTTGTGCTGTCTGCCCTTGATAAACACCTCTTTCTCAGTCACAAGACCCCAAGGGGATAGTCGCTTCATGCGCTTCTCCCCAAGCACCCTACGAAGGCGTCCAGCGATGTATGGTATGTCAAACAGTTGGATATTCCAACCCGTAAGAACCTCAGGAGGATTGTTTTCCCAATATGTGATGAACTTATTGAGAAGATCTTGCTCTCCATGACAGTGAATGTACTTGACATTACCCTGTTTTACATTAAAAGGTTTGATGCCCCAAGTAATAATATCCTTTGTCGTATAATCTTGAATCGTAATTGTCAGTAGTTCTTCCTGACAAGTCTCCACATCAGGGAATCCATGCTCAGCAGTAGTCTCAATATCAAGCGTAATCAGTTTTATCTTTGAAATATCAAAGTCAATGTGCTCCTGAGGATACTTGTCCGAAATATACTGATAGATGTAGCGTTCATTTCCATAAATGTTGAATCCTTCAACACCATCATACTTATTGAAGAAATCACGACAATCTCTGACAAAACCAGGTTGAACTGGTTCCACGCATTTGCCTTCTAGGGTCTTATATTTTGATTTTTTCTTACTGTCAACGAAGAGTGTGGGCATATACTCTTCTCTGATGGAGAAGTGCTCTCCATTATCATAACCACGAACGAGGAACTGGTTACCAACAAGCTGAACGTTAGTATAGAATCGCATCAAGAAAGAACGTCTTTGTATTTTGCAAGGAGTTTAGGATTCGGATCACACATTGTAAGAATCTGCTCCGACCTAATCATAATTTGATTGTCATTAGTATACTCCATTAACCATGGAGTGAGGTTTAAACCCTGTCCCACTTCAAAGGGTTCAGTAAGTTTACAATTCGGATCACCAAGTTCAGCGTTCACCTCCTCCACTTGTGAGATCAGAGTTTCCTGTGTCGTCAGTTTCAGAAACTTCGGTTGATTTTCCATCTTTGATACCTTCTTTATACTTTTGAATAACTTGTGGGATAGGATCTACCAGAGTGATAATCCAATCAGGGGCAACGGGGATCTCTTTTTGAGAAGTCAGGGGAATCCAAGGTGCGAAGATAATATCTAGGTCCCTTTGTTCATAGAGTGCCTGAGGATCAAGGAATCGAACAGTTGCAGGATTCTTAAACGTATATCCAATTACACGTTCACCCATTACAAGTTCGCTTACGTCTGCAATGACATCCTCACCAGACTTCAATACTGCTAATTTAATCATGATTCTACCTTGACTTTTTTCTCAGTTTTAACTTCAACAGGGGCGACAGGATCAGGAATAGGATGATACTTACGATACCTTACCGTCTCAAACGTTTCAAAGGTTTCTTCGGGATTACCGTAACAAGTTTTTTTCCTGACCTCTACGATCTCGTCGTAAGGATCTATTTTAATGTCAGGCCACTGACGATGTGCGTTCTCAGTTATCTCACGACTAATTACCTCATAATCTACACCATCACCTGATACAGGTAGGACAGTTTCAACGTACTCTTTTTTCTTGGGTGCCATGAGACATCTTAACTTCAAGACTATTTTACCAAGAAAAAAGAGGGGTGTCAACTGGATTGTGCCAGTTACCCCTCTGCGGCGACGATATTCAGTTTTATTTAGAGCCAGTCTTTACGAGCATGATGTTCGGGAACAATCTTGCCAAGTTCAACCGTCAATAACCCATTCTCAAAAGACACTGATCTAACTTCCGTATCATCAGTGATTGTCCACGACCTAGTAAACGACCGTTGAGCCAGACCTTTGTGGACAAAGTTTTCTTCTTCTTTATCCTCCTTCTTGCCCTCAATAAAGAGTTTACCATATTCAGTGTAGACATTGACTTCATCCTTCTTGAAACCTGCGAGAGCGATTTCAAGTCTGGACCTAGTGTTGCTCTCCTGAATTAAATTGTATGGGGGATAGTTTCCTTGTGCTGTGCCGAAGATGTTCTCAAAATAATCATCCATTCCGACAGAGTTGCGTGTAATACGATCAAGAAGCTGATCCATATTAGCCACGCCATAGCGTGTAAGGTTGCTCATGTGACTTCTCCTTTGTAAGCGAGAGTGTGTTGTGTGTACCCTTTCGGCGTACATACTAATTATAACAGAAAGCATAAAAAAGGGGGTGTTGAAAACCCTCACTTTTTATTACGGGTATTGCAACGTGAAAACTAACAAAAGTTTTATGCTTTGAATACCAACTGATTTTTTGAGTATTAAGGGTTGAAAATTAATTAAAATTTTTCTTGCTGAATACCAACTAAAAATTTGAAGATGGTTGAGTATTTACGCCTGAATACTAACAAGAGTATTGGTCCTTGAATACTAACGGAGACCATCTTCAACAATCATCTTACGAGCAGTTCTCCAAAGATCACGAAGGTGTCTATCCGACTCTTTCATTGTTTCTCGGATCTCACGAACATCATCAAGATTCTTGACAGCGTTCTTTGATTCAAAACTCATACTCTTCTTGCAGGAAGAACCTGATTTACGTTTATGATACTTATAGTTTGATGCAGTCACACCAGCATGCATGTGGTATGGAGTTAGACCAAAATATACTTTCTTTGCATACTTCCAATATGGAGGTTTGTTAATGTCAGACCTCAATCTAGGTTCACCAGTGTTTGGATCAAGAATAGTGTTGATCACATTGTAAATTTGTTTGAGAACCGACTCACTCTTGTAATCTGTAATACCGGATAACAGTGCAGTTTTCTTATGATTGAGATCTAACTTCCAAAATTCTCTTGTTTCATTATCAAGTTCAAAAGCAAGTCTAGTAATATATTTTTTGATCCACTTACTCACATAATTTATGTCAGGATTAGTGCCGATTCCATACCCTTTATTTCTTGCTTCATTTGAGTCTTCCGTCAAAGCATCTCTGTCAGCATAAATGTGAGAGACTGTCTGCTCAAAAGTTTTATATTCAACAGGATCAAAAACTTTTAGTGCATCATACGCAAACGGAAACTCTTGAAGATAAAAAGCAATAGACTCAGTATCATTTGGATCACTTTTTATAAGAAGATCTTCTCTCAATCCGATTGAAGCAATCTTTTTTGCTTTGGGAGTAACTTTCTGAGGAAAACAGAGAATTTCAACACCTTTTGAATCAGCAACAGATCTCAATTGCCTCAGTTGATTAATTGTCCAACTATGAGCAAGACTGTCATCTTCTTGTGCTCTGATGTGAGCGTCCTCAATTACAATATCGTGACCATTCAGTTCGGGAACATTTAACTGAATAAAGTCTTCCTTGGAAATAACATGATGATTGTTTGTCTCAGGAACAAAGACATAGGTTTCTTTTTTACCGATGTCGCAAACAATAAATTTGTTCATAAAAAAGTTTCAAGTATTGAGTGATGAACACTAACGTGAGTGTTACTTGGTGAATACTAATAAGTGTTTCTTCGGTAAGTATTAAGGAATGAATACCAACAAGAATATTACTGCGTGAATACTGATTGATCCGAAGACTGATATTATAGCAAAAAAAGAGAGGGTGGTCAACCCTCTCTTGTAGCGTATATTCCTTTTGTAGCGTGTCGCGCACGAAAGCGACACTATATTTAGGACTCTTGTGTCTTCTTTTTACCGATGTTATATTTTGTTTCAAGCGTCCATTCGTTCTTCTCTTTGAAAGAGAGGACCTTGATTTGATTCAAAGGAGCAATCTCAGTGATGGTCTCAGCGTTAACTACCTCAATAAGTCCCCAATCAGAAAGAAGCTGAGTAATACGATTCCTACGCTGAACATCGTTAGGAGTAAGGTTAGCGTGTTTACCATCCAGAGCAAACAATTCCTTAAAGTGAACGATAAAATATCGTCCTTGTTTATGTAGGATGTGACACGACTGATATAGCTTCTTCTCTTTACGAGATGCAACACCGATTCTAGTTAGGGTCTCTCTAACTTTTAGAAAATCGTCTGGTTCTCTCAATCTTACTTCGATCATCTGGTCCTGAGACCACTGTACCTCAGGTTCTCTCACAGTGCTCATGGTGCGCCTCCAACGTCAAGTCGTTTCCTAATGAATTCCAATTGTTGTTTAGATAAAATTCTTAGTGCCTGAGATGCTTTCTCATTACTATAACCATAATATTGTTTGACAATATCGAGGTTCTGTACTTTATCTTTTTTTATCCAAGGAGAAAATCTTTTCCTTTTCCTCAGACTATTTAGATAAAATTTATATTGCATGTCTTTGGGCAACTGATGATACATATTCATCTCGTTAGCAAACATGATACAATCAATGTGCCCAGACAAACAACGATTGACGATATATGGAGGATAAGAGCGAATTGTCTCATCGGTAGCAATATCTTCTTTATTGTAATTTATAGAGTTCAACCAATCTTTTAGTTCCAATGTCGAATTACCCCCGCAATAATGAAACAATTAGTAATAAGATAAGAAAAGAATATAAGAGTCCGTATGCGAGCAATGTAGTCTGCCTCTTTGTCACTTGACCCCTGCTTCTCTCCCAGTGCCTTTGCCCAAATTCTCCACAGTCTTCTCCGTCTCATAATTCATCAACAAAAGTTCTTTACGTTCTTTTTGTTCACGCATATATTCACCAACAGATCGCATGGTGTAAGTTAAATCAAACTCACCAGCTCTCCATTTCTTAAATCGATCTCTCACAAGTTGATTTGAATTATAACTAATCAACTGAGGCATATAGCATTCATCACATTTTTTTGCAAACTCATCGTGATCAAATCCTTTATGCATAGATCCTTTCCTACCATACAAATTATCTTTGATGTCATAGGGGGGATCAAGATATACAAAAGTGTCCCACTCATTATCCATCAAGTGTTCGTAGGATAGATTAGTAATCTTCCACTTACGAATTAGTTGTGAATAGAAGGGCAACTTTTCAATACCCCTGAAAGAGAAGTTGGAGTCGCTTGCTTGTTTTGAGAAGGACGAGGACTCAGTGAGACCAGAAAAAGAGCACTTGTTAACAATATAGAAACTGACAGCGCGAACCGTATCATCACATTCTCCTTTTTGAAGGGAGAGATATCGTTTAGAATCTTCAAAAAGAACTTTCGCTGAAACAGGGTCTGGGTGCCTTTGTTTAAGCTCTTGTAGTTGTCTTTTAATTTCATGGGGGTTGTCTCTCAATTGAATCCAAAAGTTAACCAAAGGTTCATATAAATCATTTACCCAGACTTTGATGTCAGGATACTTCTTGGTCACATGTAGAGCAACGCTACCTCCACCTAGAAATGGTTCACGATACTCATTATAATTTCTAAGATCAGGGAAATACTGATCCATCTTGGTGCAAGCACGAGACTTGCCACCAGGATATCTAAGTGGGGTTTTCAGAGATTTCATCAATAAAATTTAGGAGTATTAGGTTCATTTGCGCGAAGAAGAACTCCGTCAACTTTACTAAGAAGTTCCTGCATATCTCTATGCAGAACTCGGTATCCAGTTCCAACATAAAGTTGTCCAAGCACAACTGCTATTGTAGCAGTTCCCCAGAAGACATAGTAAAATCTAGATTTGACTTGTGCTTTTACTTTGGTTTTCATAGTCTTTAATTAACCTTTCA